TTCCAGTACCTCTGCATGATGCGATGGGGAGACGGAGAAGGTTACACATACCGCATATTGGCTTGTCCAGCAATGGACGCGGATCAAGCGTGCGCACGTTCACTTGGGAGGGCCCCTCTGCGCCCTCCTCTGCGTTTGGAAGCAAAGGAGGGTTCAGATGTCGACGCCACGTAGAAGAATCCGTCGTAGGACCAACCTGAAGATCAATAAGCAGGGCTTCCTAGATATCTATACTCTAGAAGGCTCGTTTATTGAGCGACAGGCGATTGCTGTCGACAATTACACGTCATTCGAGTATATCGATGACATTGTAGGCGACGCCAGCAGGCTACTGCCTAAAACACAGTGGCCCCTACATCCGGTCTTCCACGAGAAACATCGCTGGGTAGGTCAGAAAGACTACCCAGACTGGGTGGACTTTAACAGAGTGGATGGAAATCCATATCCGTTTCCGTCTCATCCTGATGTGACTACGGCGTTTGTACCGTCTGTCCCCGAGGCTGCCCTGAGTGTGGTCGCGAAAACGGCTTACGATGCGTTTTACGACCAAATTCCTACGGAAGTTAGCATAGCTAACTTTTTGTATGAACTCAAGGACATCAAGGCAATGTTGCCTCGATTGTCTAAGAACCTCTTAGGCAGCGCCACCAGCAACTTCCTTGGTTATCAGTTTGGGTGGAAACCCTTTCTGAGTGACCTGCGGAAGTTAGGCTCCTTAACGAAGAGTGTCCATAGGAGACTTAAGTTTCTTAAGGACACCTCCGGGAAACCGACTCGGATTCACTCTCGGGCGAAAGGATTTTATACGCCAACCACATGGTCTACACCATGGGGAACAGCGATATACCAATCGCCTTTGGAGTTTCCGAATACGGTTCAAGGAGCGTTCTTCACAGAACAACAAAAGCTGTTTGGCAAACTCTCCGAGTATGCCGTCGACTTCACAGCCTCTGCGGTTCTACTGCAGAAGTTGGAGGGGCTCGATAGTAGACTTGGGGAACTCGCGGCCTTCTCGTCTGCCCTAGGATTGAACAATCCTGCTGCGATTGTATGGGAAGCAATTCCCTACAGTTTCGTGGTGGATTGGTTCACCAATATTGGTTCCTGGGCAAATCAACTTGAGGTTCAGCCGTTCACTGGAACTTGGAACGTGAGTAACGTTACTTGTTCTGTGAATTACCGAGCCTGGGTCGATTTCTATGCGCACCCTTGGTTTGAATACGGAAATCCGTTGACAAACTGCGGGCGCGTACAGGTCGAGAGGTACCAACGGTACGTGGGCCTACCGGTCAAGGTCAGTTCGATCTCTCTAACTGACCTCGATCTTCGTAGGCAGACGCTACTAGAGAGTTTGCTCTTTCAAAGGAGCATTCTCAACAAGTAGCTTTTCGACAAAGGAGCACTTAGATGGCTTTTGATGCCGCTCTGGTTCTGGACGATGCTTCGGGCGACGATGTTACGTATAACCTGACCTCAACAGGGGTTCAGGGTACGACGCGACTCGACGCCGCGACCACTCTGGCCGCGCCGGGTATGATTAAGATTAGTCATACCACGACGGGTAAGGGTAAGGCCGCAATCGACCGTCACCTCGTGCAATGCTCGAGGACTCTGGTCGATTCGACTTCGGAGGCAACGCTAGTTGTGAACTTCACTATAGCAATGCCCCGAAACACGTTGGTCACCGAGCAGATCGTCTACGATCAGGTTGCCAATCTTATTGACTTCCTGATGGCCGGCGGTCTGTCTACGTTGACTACAACGAACGTCCAAAAGCTGATCCGAGGCGAATCCTAATCCGTGATCGGTTGCCCGATCGGTTGCGGGTTTTGGTAAACGCTTGGACCTCGGTCTAAGCCATTCAAATCCCAGTGAACTAGAGAACGCATCGAGAGTCATCAAGAGCCCTGGAGGACCTACCTTGCGAAATCGCAGGGGCGTCCGTAAGAGCCAGGTCGATTTTTATGTCGACCTTGTCGAGAAGCTCATGATGGGTTCCGGGCAACACACGCCAAGCGAGTTAAGATCCCTCCAACGCGACCTCGAGACAATGAAGTCTCGAGTAGCTGCGGAGGGGCTCTCCTTCCTGACAAAGACTCTTCCCAAGTTGGGGAAGGCTCTGGATCAGGCTTTGGTGAGTCAGCGACTCTCTGTTCCTCGGGAATTCCTTTGTGAAAGGAAAAACCATGAGGTTCGCAGTAGGCCAGCTTTTATGCTGGTGTACTTTAGTCGCCTCTTTGACTCGCACGGTCGTATCCTGGATTGTCCAGACGTGTCGGCTGTTAATCACATCCGTCAGGTCTGCTATGTCGTGTACAAACTGGAGCTTGAGTATACCAGTGAGCAGGAGCAGCGAGTTATCGCTGACTTTCTCAGTACTGAACTTGAACTCCAGCACCACGAGATCTCGGAGCGCGAGGAACTTTTGGTTTCTCGTTGTTCTGAAATCACGGAGTGTGTCTTCGACGGGTTCGACCCATCAGACATAAGTCCACGGCATGGGCCAGGATCGGTGGCTACTGGTGAAGTAGGACCGCAAAAGTACGCCTTTAAGCGTAAGTATGCGGCCATTCACCGGGTGTACCCCTACTATCGTTACTACATGGTAGGGGGGGGTCGAGAGCTCTTGGATCGATTGGACTGGTACAAATCTTTGGAGCCCTGCGAGAGCGGGACTGCGAAGGTTGTACTAGTTCCAAAAGATTCTCGTGGTCCGCGTCTTATCTCCTGTGAGCCACTAGAATATCAGTGGATTCAGCAGGGGCTTGGACGGGAGATTGTCCGGCATCTGGAAGACCGTAATAGGTTGACCAGAGGTCAGATCAATTTCCGTGACCAAGAGATCAATAGGAAGTTGGCACTCAAGTCCAGCCTGGACAAAGAGTACGCGACCCTAGATCTCAAGGATGCATCGGACCGTGTCTCCCTCAGCCTCGTGCAGCGGGTGTTCTGTAAGAACCCCCGATTGCTAAAGGCTTTGGAAGCATGCCGCACGACGGCCACAAAACTCCCAGATGGGAGTACTGTGAGTCTCCTTAAGTATGCGCCCATGGGATCAGCTTTGTGCTTTCCCATTGAGGCGTATATCTTTTGGGTTCTCATCGTGGCTGCTATCGAGCAGTCAACTCGACTACCACTGAAGGACGTTGCGCGTAAGGTGTTTGTTTATGGTGACGATATAATCGTTCCCACAAGCTGGCACCTTATAGCAATCGGTGCACTCGAGCGAGTTGGCCTCAAGGTCAACAGGCAAAAGTGCTGCACTTCGGGTGAATTCCGAGAAAGTTGCGGCATGGACGCCTATAGAGGAGTCTGTGTCACACCTTCTCGTGCGCACACGAAGTGGACCCGTCGCTATGGCGATGGGGCTTGTCTCGTGGCGTACTCCGCCCTGGCAAATGACTTGGCCAAGAAAGGGTACATCCATGCTGCAGACTTTATTCGGGGAGAGCTCGCAAAGACGTTTGGAAACCTTCCTTACGGTACTTCGCGAAGTTCATACCCTTGTATCGTCTGTGACGATGTTTTCTTATGCAATGAGCGCAACGCTGCGCTTGGCATCAGAAAACGCGCCAACAAGCACTGCCAACGCATCGAGTTCCAAGTCCTGCGAGTCCAAAATCGCAAGACACTGACGGAACTTGATTCGTGGCCTCGGCTCCTAAGAGACATGAGTCTCAAAAGAGTCGATGACCCGTCCCATGAGGTAGTTCCGCGTTCCTCAAAAATCAAACGCGGGTGGGCGGCGGCTTACTGAAAGGTGAGCTGATCGACATTGGGACTGACTGATCAAAGCAAAAGAATAACAATTCTTTGCAGAGGCC